CCAAAATATTATGATGAAAACATTCGTGATTTAAACAAAGATATAAAGAAACTAAACAATCATCACGATTATAACACCACTAATATTTCTGAGTTATATCGAATAGTAGAAGAACTTAAAGGAAAACAAGAAATATTAAAAGAGGAGTTGGATGAGCAAAGCACACTTCTTGCAGAACCACCAGACACTGATAATGAAGATCCATTAACACCTATAGATCAAGATTTTGTAACTGTTGATCAACTACAAAAACATTACAAATTATTTGTAGAGAGAGTTCAATATCAA